CATTAATAATGAAATTTGGATTTTCTTTTTTTATTTTTTTAATAGAATTTTTCATTGTATTGATTTTCATCATTACATATTAGTATATGTTAATAATGATGTCAATTATCTATCAATCCAATTTTTATTTTTAAAAGGTTTTCCGATTTCTGCATTAGAAAAATATTTAAGAACTTTTTTCTTTAATTTTTTAATCACTATATGATTACTATCATAGTTAAATGCCGAAAGGTATGTACGGAGACTAAAGGATTTTAAAGATCCTTTTCTATGTTTCTTTTCAAGATAGTCGGCTGCTAAGGATCTGTCTTTAAATTTATCCAATAATTCGCAAGCTATATTAAATCCATATGCATCAATTTCATCGCTATTACCGAGATAGCATTGATCTTTCTTAATATCAATTGTTTCTGCATCACTTTCGTAGTCCGGAATTGATTTAAATCTTCTTCTACGATGTTGACGCATATGAATAATTTCATGCAATACAGTATCGGCAAATGTGTTGCACATTCTTTTATATTGTATTTTATTATATTTTATATAACGATCAAATGGATTATATAAAAAAACAATCTCAATACAAGTTTGTCTGGCTTTATCGTTATCGCAGTAATATGTTCCGGCAATATATACAGTTCCAGGAAGAACTTCTCCGCTATATTTTTTAGTTATTTTTATTGGTAAATTTTCTTTTATTTGTTTTGAAAGTATTTTATGTAATTCAGAACTTGTGAATTGATTCGAGGTTATATAAGGTGCTAATATCCAAAGTATGTTTTTAAGTGTGGGTCTATCTAAAATAGACCAGTTAAATTTTATTCTAGTGCCGGCCATTTTTTACCTCTAAAATAACATTTTTATTTATATTTCATAATATGTTATTTTAATAATAAAAAATGTATAGTTTTATGGTAGTTTATGCACGGATAACCCGCATTTCTTTAAAAAATATATTCCATCAACAGATCTATAATCGTCTTTATAGTAAAGTTCTGTTATTCCTGCACCGTAAATACTTTTTGCACATTCCATACAAGGTGCGTGAGTTGAAAACATAACAGCATCTTTACCGCCAACGCCGCCGTTTTTGGCTAATTTATCAAGAGCATTTCTTTCTGCGTGTAAAACTTCTGGTTTAGTTTTTAGACGATATCGTCCCTGCATTTCGTTTCCATTGGCATCTAAATATGTGCCCTCATAAGGCCACTGTTCTTCAATTTCTTCAGGATCGAGCCAGCCGCCGGCACTACACCATTCTTTATTTTCGCAGTTGTTATCCCAACCAGCAGGAGTTCCGTTCCAGGAAAATGACAATATGTTGTCATCTTTAACAATTATTGCTCCAACCTGTAGTCTAATGGCTTTACTCATCTTAGAACATTCGACTGCAATATTCATATAGAATTCTTTCATTTTGTTTTTCATTTGTTAATTCCTAATAACGTACCAAACTTCCGTTGTGTCCTAGTCTACCTGAAATTATCCAGTCTGTTTCCACTATATACTGAGATAAGCCTCTGCTATAAAAATAACTTAGAGTCTCTATGTCATAATGTTGCATTGACGGAAGGCTCAAAATGTCCTTGGATTTCGTTAATAAAGATAGAACATCTTGAAATCTTTTTGAACCCCATCCGTACAGTACGGTAGAATACTGTTTTAACGTGTTATCTCCTTGTTCCGAACGACGATCAACCATCTGATAGTTCCAATGATCTTTCCAGTCCCACTCCCAAGGTTTTTTAAAAAATATTTTGTCTGTATGCTCTGAAGTAAATTCTTCTGTTTTAAAATTTTGATCGATCAAGTACCTTCCGGACATCTTAAAAAAGTAATCATAGACAACCAATTCTTGATGAAATTTTTTAAAGAATGATAATAATAGATTAATCTCACAAAAACTTTTATTAGGATGTGATGTAACTACACCATGTAGTTCTGGTGAAATATTCTCTATAGATATATACTTTGTATTTTTAATATTCGAGAATGCTTGACTATAATTTTTATAGTCTGGGCTTGTATCAATAACAAATATATCTATATCAATGTCAGATACTGTCTGTATAGAGTGAATAGTGCTAATAGTTTGATCTAATCTTTGTTCGGCCGAAAAAAAGCTTCTCGTATTTGAATAAGTCAGTGGATATTGATTACTAGCATCTATTGAGCTTGTTACAATAAACGCTTTTTTCATTGCCTGTAAAAGTTTTTATGATTTAATTTAATAAAATAATCGTTAATCTTATTATGAATGATAGGATCGTCAAAGTTAGATACTGCAAAGTCTCGACAATTATTTGGATCAATCTCGTCAATTGAATCTATTGCTGACAAAAATTCTTTAAATTCTCTACAGCGAAACCCTGTCTTACCATGTACCACTGTATCAACGAATCCTCCCCAGTCTGTTGTTATTGCAGGAGTCCCGCTCATGAGTCCTTCAACAACCATATTACCAAATGGTTCAACATAATAAGTAGGAGCGATCAATGCTTTTGCATTTCGCATTAGTTTATTTCTCTGATCGACATTGCAAGGACCAACAAACTCAACGTGTGATGGTATCTCTGTGTATCCTAAATGTTGTAGATTTCCAGGGCCTGCAATTATTAATTTTTTTCCAAGCTCCTTAGTAGCTTGTATTGCAACGTGTATACCCTTTGATTCTATAACTCGTCCAAATGTTAAGAAGTAATCTTCTTTATTTTCTGTGAATTCGAATTCTCGAGAATCTATACCATTAGGAATAACGGCATCAAACCAGCTAGGATTCATTAACATATTTCTACTTCCGTAGAACATATGCATATGTGCGTAAGATGGAAAAATACGATATGGAGCAAATATAGCCGAAGTATCATATCCTGTACTAGGTTCGACAATTGTAAGATCAGGATGTTGTTCTGTTGCTTCTCGATTTTGCCATCCATAAAAACATACAATCATGTCACCGGGACTTTTTCTTTTAGCAATTTCTGCTGCTGCATTTTTATTGTAGATGCTGGTATTTTTTTCTGACGAGTCGGTTATCTCTGGTAAGCATAAAACATTCTCACACATTACTTCAGAACCCACCACTCCATAGTGTATACACTTCCATCCGTACAAAGACATATAGGTAATAAACTTATATGCCAATATAGAGAAAGGATCAATACGGTTATGAACCGATACTGGATTAGATGGATTCGAAAGTATATGTAGTGTGGTCATGTTTTTCTTAATTTTTTAAGATACTCTTTACCGACCTTTCCTGATTGAATTTCAAGTAAAGATGTCAGTGGTGCTTGAACGCCATTTAGCCTATCAGCACGTCGTAGCTCTCGGCATCGTTGAGCAGCAATCAAAACAAGGTCAAATTTATTTCCGCCTGCCATTTCAACGCATTTGTCATTGTCAAGTAATAAGCTTCTGCTTTCGGATAATTTTTTCATGATTAAATTAATTGAATGTTATTAGCTTGTTTGCCTTTATTACCGGTTACTACCTCAAAAGAAACTCGTTGATTTTCTTTTAATGTTTTGTATCCTTCGATTTTGATTGCAGAAAAATGTGCAAACACATCTTCACTATTATCATCAGGTGTAATGAAGCCAAATCCTTTAGCATTATTAAACCATTTTACTTTACCTGTTACCATAAATTTTCCTATTTGTAAAAACGATATTGTTTAAATATCACAACCTAAAAAGTATATAATAATTTATACTCTATGTCAACGTTAGTTGTAAAATAGTGATAATGTAAGCCGATATTTTGTTCCAACTATCGACTGTGGACGTATTGTATGTGGAATATCGGCGTCAAATATAATAAGACGACCAGGAGTATAAGGAGAAGCAAACTGGATATCTTTACAATTTTCAGAATAAAATAAAGTTTCTCCGTGCCAACTATCCAACCAATCCAAATTTACGTAATATAGTAAAACTTTTTTGTTCTGATGTATGTGTATTGAATAAGAATCCGAAGGTGTTCCACAATTAAGAACTGTTTTAGTAAGTGTAAGATCGTCAAGAATTTTTTCAATAACTGTATTTTTTAGATTTTCAAACAGTTTTATATTTTCGAGATCGACATCGTTGAACATAGAATGTAAAAAGTAATCGTATGCACTACGATCAGGATTATTAGTATCTCCCCATCCCAATCTAAAATTGCAAGATTTTGCATAGTCATACATTCGAGATCTAAAAATCATAGGAAAAACATCATCGAAAACATCGATAGTTTTATTGTTTTCCAGTATGTAATGGTTATGTTTCATAATATGTTGATATTGTAATAATTACGATCAATAATCATAGATGAATCTAAATTCATTCTTGTCCAACAAGGTATGCTAATAGAAAGGCGAGGTCCATTGACTATGGCTGCGTGATATGCTCTAGCCGGAATATACAGTGCATCTCCGGGTTTCAATACAATATCTATCTCTATGTCTAATTCTTCTTCATTGAAGGATCTATCGTATCCATGTGTAGCAAATAATTGAGATACTTTATTCCTATAAACTTTCCAATGTGTCTCACCATCGATTTGAATTATAAAATTACAAGGAAAATCCTCATGAACATTAAATGATTTTGATCCAGTGAGACCACAGTAAACGTGTATAGCACAACCGACAAAAAATGTTTCTTCAAAAATTTTCATTAACTCTGCGGCTTTACGATTATGATATGCATAATTTAGTATCGCCACAGAATTACCTTGATTGAAAAGATCAACAATCTGTCTTTGCTCCATTATGTTGTTGTTTTCAAACAACTTTTTGTAATGAGGTAAAGAAAGCTTTGTTGATGAATTTTTATCAATAATTTCTATATCATATAACGATGGACTATTCAAACAAGTTTCGACATCTTTCCAGGTAATTACTTCATCTTTATCAGATAAAAAATTCGGCAAGTGCAATGCTCGATCGTTAACCGTTAATGTTTCCTTAATATGATTAAGATAATTTCTTAAATTATTCATTTACTTACATAATAGTATATTCAGTATTTTTAAATCCAATTTCACCTCCTTCAGCAAGAATACGCTTTTGTACGTCTTCAAAAAGAATAGGAGCAAAGTCAGTCATTTCTACGCAAACGCAATGATAACGAAGGTCATCATCCTTGCCGTATAACACTTCGCCAGTTCTAGCATCAACGCCGCGAGCCTTCTTAACACGATTAGCGTGAAGATGCCCGTGAATGTTAACACCAAATCGACCTAAACTATGACTGTGAAGTGGAATATGACTTAAGATCATACCGTTCATTACATGATAAGCACGGATCTCGCGAAAGTATTGACGATAGTCATCGTCACGGAAAATGTCGTGGTTACCACGGATTAATACTTTATCGCCATTGAGGCGTTCTAAAGTCTTTAATGCTTTGCGGTTAATTACAACATCGCCTAGATGATAAACTTTGTCAGTTGGCTTTACACGTTCATTCCATGCTTTAACCATATATTCGTCCATTTCTTCTGCACAACTAAACGGACGAAGAGGGCTACCGTCATCACGTTTAAATACAGTGCAAGTTTTTTCGTGACCGAAATGAGTGTCACTTACTAACCAAACTGCGGGCATATTACCCTCCTTTTTAAGTTACATACCAAATTTCTTTATAACCTTCTGCTTCAGAAGGCATTTCAAAATTGGCGATCATATTTTCTACAACAGTTTCGGGAATAATTTTTCCAGGTCTGCTATTCAATCTACGAGTTAGTTCTGCTTTACTTGGTGTTTTAAATACAACAGCAATATGATAATAATCGGGCAACATAACAAACTTCTTTTTACGAGAAAGAACAGTAGTAGAAGTTTGATCCCAAATAATATCTTTATTTTCTGATCGTGCTTTAATTACATCATGTGCCATTATTTGTACAGCAAATGGCATGAAATCCTTAAACACTTCGCTATAGGTTTTACCTTCGAATTTAGCTTGTTTTTCAACGTGTTCGTCTGTGCTAACATAAGCACAGTCTTTAGCCCATTCTTGACTTTGAACCCAAGTACTTTTACCTGAACCAGGCACTCCAACTAGAATATATGCTTTATTCAAATTTTGCTCCTAGATATTTACGATAATCTTCACGCCAATTATGTTCTTTAACATCATAAGGTAAACCTAGTTCCGCCATCATCAATCTCATAACACGACTATTTGGACTACGGAACTTTTCAACTTCCTGAAAACCCATATGAATACCAACTTCGGCAATAGCAGCACTACGACTCACACCAGCAAAACAATGAACCACAACATTCATCTTATTATCATAGGCGTGTCGTAGTAGTCTTACTAGTTCTTTAGCTTGATCTTCGCTGATAAACATTTCTGGATCATCTGGATGATCTAGATCATCGATGTCAAGAAATTCAAAATGATGAATTTCCTTAAATGTGTGCTTTGGCAACGGCCGCCAACTTGCTGGATCAGTAATTTGAATCAGCATAGAATTAGGACCGGCATCGTGATGAAATGCTTTTGGAATATCATCTGCTGCACAATTTTCAATCCACATATTATTTCCTTTATGCCAAAATTCCTAAACTGCTAAGTTCACGGATAAACTCTGCTCTTTGATGAGGCTTTTCTAAAATCATTTCGACTTTATTACCAAATAACATTAAGTCGGTTAAATCTTTTGCTTCTTTAAGTCCTAGATTTGTATAAGTACGAATGCATTTAATTACAGAAATTTTATTTACCGATGCTGCCGCCGGCCTTGATTGATCAAGTTTAGCATAGACTCGATCATTATATTGACCAGTAAGCATAGCAAAGAAGATATCACCTTTGACGCTAGGATCTAATACCTCAGCAATACGTTCCCAAAGTTTCATACCTTCCTCTGCGCCATATGCCTGTGATATAGCAGTTAGGAAATGTATCCCATCTTGGATAATTCTGGGCTTGTGTTCTTGAGGGATCATAATAAAACATCTAAGTCAAAGAACTTATTATAGCAATTTTTTTTAAATTTGTCAAATTTTATGATCCCAAGGTGAAATCGCAATAACCAATCGTTTTCCGGTAAATGATTCGACACTATGATATATACCGGGTGAAAAAATAAGTAGTCTATTATTTTTTGGTTTAATTGCTTCAGTTTCAGTTAAGAAATTTCCGCCTGTTAAATCTTCTATAGATAGATAGTAAACAATACTACAAAGAGGAAATTCTATCTTTCCTGTTGAATGATATAATGTTTCATTTTTATCTAAATGCCAATCTGGGCTAGTATTATAATGTGACCAAGTTTCGAAACCAACCATGTTAGTCAAATCTATGTATTGATGAGCAAGTTTTAAGAATTTAGAAATGAAATGAGATTCGTTTATATTATCATTAATTTTTTTATCAAACCACTCAAATTTTTTTGATCTATTATTACTTTCATAATGGTTTAAAATATTTTGCCTTTCGAATTCTGAAAGCACATCGTCAAGAATCGCTATCATTTAAAGATTCATCCTTAATTGTTGCAAATATTTGTATAGTAATTCTGCATCCCGGAGCATTAAGATTTACAGGTGTTACAGTATGCATTAGGTCGCTGACATTTTTAACACACCTATTAGGACTAGGAATTATACCCTTAATTAGGCCGTCATCATTATAAAGATATATTCCGCCCCAATTTTCATCCCATACATCATTTAGGTATATGGTTATAGTTTGATAACTACTTCCGTCATTATGCCAAGGTATATAACTTAATTTTGTCCAGGCATAGTTAAGAACTGTGTAATTTAAATTATCTTCAACATTTATTATCTGATTTTTTATTAAATTTTCTAAAATTTTTAACTTGGTTATCTCGTCATATTCTCTAGATAAAACTACATGACTTGCATCTATTATTTTATTATTCCAAGAATAGTTTGTTTTCCATCCGTAAAATGCTGGATCTTTAATTTTAAACACTGCATCTAAGTACAGTTCTTTTCTAAAATCCTCGTCTAATCCGTTTTCGTAAATTTGAATTTTGTTCATTTTTAAAAAATCTGTTTAACATTAAATGCAATTGATATTCGTGGAACATCTGAATTGTTAGGTGCTACTTCGTGCTCTAGCCACGCAGGAAATATTAATAGTCTTCCATTCTTTGGTTGATACTCTACATATTCGTGAAACAATGATGAATTAAATCCATTAAACGGATAATGTGATTGTAATCCTCCACGCATAAAGTGTATATTCCCTGAATTTTCTTGTACATCAATATATATACATCCACTCAATGCAGCCTGATAATGATGATGTCGAGCATTATAGTTTCCACGGAAGTTAATGTTTATCCAGGTATTATCAATTACACATTTAAAATCTGGATTTATTTGTTCAGAAAGTTTTAGTAGATTGTTATTAATCGATTCTGACAGAGCCGAAAATTCTGCAAACTCTTCTAGTTTTATGCTTCTGCTTTGCCATCCACCTCGATTAGATAAGACAACATTTTCAAATCCTGAATTCATTAATTCTAAACATTTATTCTTTACAATATCTAGATCGAGATCTGTTATATCGTTAAACCAAACTGGAACTTGAAACCAGGTTTCTAAATTCATATTAAATCCTTGATTGTTATTTAGATATTTATTTTGTTAATTTTATGGCCAAAAAAAAGGGCCATTAAGGCCCTTTTAAAATTGCTTAATTTTTTCAAGCAATGACCGCATAACGCGGACTATTTAGAGTCTGCATCATTACTGATTCTGGACTCAAATCTTCAGCAGCCAAGATTGAAGTCATGATAGAAGGGCTGAAACCACTTACTAACGCAACTCCCCTCTTGTCGTGCTTGACCGGAACGTTGCCGGCACGGGCATTTAGGTTCCAGAATACGATGTTAGGAACTTCGTATCCTGCTGCCTTGTACTTGCGTTCGATCATCTGCATAGCAGAATCATCAAACTTAGCACAATGGTTAAACTCCATGTCGCTCATGATTAGCAGATACTTTGGCATATCCTTAGCAGGAACATTACCCTTTTCCGCATACTTAAGAATTGCTTCAAAAGCTGCGTGAAGGTTAGTGCTCATACCCCAATCAGACGACTCAAGTTGATTCAACTTGTCGATTAAGTTCCCCTTAAGGACTTCCAACTTAGTCTTTTCAGAGAAAGTTAAAAACATATCCTTAAAAGGACCCTTGTTCTTGTCAGCCAAGTACAAGCCAAGACTAACACTAACATCCAAACAAGTTAGATTCTTGTTACCACCGACTGGGCAGCCCATTGAACCGCTTACGTCGACTACTGGAAGTACCAGTTCATCACCACAATAGTTTGGCAAAGCATCCCATTGGGCTTGAATTACAGTGTCATCGCCGCCAAACCGACGAGACTTGATAACATCGTAAGGGTAAACTGCCGCAGCATTTACCTTAGCTTCACCAGTTACCAACTTAGCCTTGTAAGCTTCATAACCAGTTTGGTCATGCTTCTTGAAGGCCTTTTGATAACGAGACGCAGCCAAAGACGGAACGTGACTGTAGTTGATTTCAGTCCAGGTGTTTGCACACATATTCTGTTCGACTACCTTGGTCATTTCAACCAAGCTCTTACGGTAAAACTTTGGGCTCATACCGAAGAATGCTCGAATTTCTGCTGCTAGCGGACCTTGGCGAGGCATCCACTTAGCC